GATCATTAAGATCGCCCAAGCCAATTTCAGATAGATTACCTTCTGCTGCTCCTTGCCCAAACTGGCGGACCAGTGTCATGTGCATATAACCATCAGCGAAATTAGAGTCAGAACTTGATATATAAGCGTTATAGCCGACACTGTCTAGTGATATTGCAGCAATTTCTGTGCCTAAGCTAGTATCAGTAAACGTTGGGGTTGCAGTTCCAGAACCTACTCTAAACGCACGTAAAATATAATTTCGGAAATCACGTTCCATGTCTGAATTTACCTGCCCAATGCGCTCCAGTCCAGCATCAGTAATAAGGTTATCAAACCAGCCAGTGTCCTTAGTTACATTATTGCCTTCTGAATCAGTGGAGGCCACAAGCCGGAACCTACCACCTAGTTTTGCTTCGCCGAGATGGAACTTCATATTATGGAACCTCCAAAGATATTGTGCCCACAAGCCTGCTAGTTTGCAAGTACTCTTCTGGGTAATTTGAGTAAGTTATTAACAAAGTATCAATACTTATATCGCCAATCAATCGAGAAGTCTGTAAATACTCTGGAGGTATTGTATAAGTTACCAGTAGTATATCAAGAGAAACTTCCCCCACCATACGGCTAGTCTGCAAATACTCTGGGGGTACTGTATAAGTTCTATACACTGACTGTAGTGTTATGTCACCAATCAATCTACTGGTTGATAGATACTCTGGTGGCCAATCATCATATATTGTTTCAAAGTACGTTTGCTCGAGGTTGATAACACCTACCAGTCTTTCAGTTGCTAGATATTCTGGACCAACCTCAACCGGATAGGGCTGAGTAGTTAGCCAGAACCCTTCCCCCCTTGCAACCTCAAACACATATTGAGGTATAGACCCACGCCTAGGCGTCAAGTCCTCTGTGTCCATCACCATGTAACAGGTGCCGCGATGGGCTGTTACGTTCTCTACGCCAAACTCTGCCTCCAGGGCCGGGTCGGGCATCTGGTCGTATTCACCTAGGTGAAAGGTTGCCACCTTTAGGAACTCTTCGTTGTTCTCCACTTGAGCAAGCGCTGTTTTTGCTGTGTAGCCAAACGTCTCATCACCGGAATAATTGGGATCGGGCTCTAATCCCGTGTCTTGTTGCTGTGTTATGTAGGCGCCATTAGAATCAAATATCTGCCTTGCCCAACCTTCGCCGAACCTACCCGTAGTGTTTGCGTTAGCGACTTGCTCGACAGTATATATGGTTATCGGCCCCTTGCCATCATACTGGTATTCCACAGTAGTTGGGCCGGTATAGTTTGGGTCAACAACCCAAACATCCTCGGTTCCCATCACCATAGCGCCTGCTTGCTGCAAGATGTCTAGAGCTATCTGTGCTCTTGAATCGTAGACCAGCTTATTATCGCGCCATACACGACGGACGCCACTAACCGGTCCTTCACAGATGCGGATCGCGTAGGTCCTATGAACTTCTTCACGCTCGACCTCTGGCCCACCACCACCATTCTTACCCCCTCCAGAACTCTCGGTAATGGTCGTTATGATGGGCTTACCAGAGGCTATGATATTGCCGCCGATGGGTCTGGCCACACCAAACACAATCGGTCGGGGTATGCCCTCCTTGCTGTTCTGGGCAGCCACCTCTCCTATCTTAGGGCCCTGGATTACCTCGTCGCTTCCCTTGATAGCGGTGCCGAGGGAGAATCCTATCTGGGCACCGTAAAGAGCCCCCTGAGGCCCTCCGACAAAGAACCCGACTACCGCACCCGCCCCCGCCGCAACTATGTCTACCATGTGCGATACGCCTCCACTGCCAGGCGCTTCCACGCTCCATCAATAGCATGCTCTGCCACGTTCTTCCGTTGCATGGCGTGAATCACGGAAAGCCCACCATGCGTATAGTCTGCCAGAATTCCGATATGCGAGGGCTCCTTGCCAGGCCAGGCGAATAGAATCACGTCACCAGGCTCTGCGTCATCAAACGATATGGGCTCACCAAACCTGGCCCGCAGCCCCTCCCGCAGCCCCTCCCGCCAAGGCTCCCGGCCATAGTCCACCCGATCTTCTACCGTCGCCCCAGCCGCTTCTAGGGATAGTGCAACTATGCCAATGCAGTCAACAGCCCACGGCTTGCGCCCCCTGTGGCGCCACTTCGCGCCAACAAGAGAGCGAGCATAGTCTACCATAGCCCGCCGCTCTGGCGTCATACCGTTGCCCCTGGCGTCTGTGCAGCAGTACCATCCTGCACTGGGATAAGCTGCTCGCCCTTAAAGTTTAGTGAGTTGGACCACCTGTCCCGGCATGTCTCAAATCGCTTATCGCAGTCTGGCCTTATTTCCAGTTGGTCAGTCAGTGGGTTTATCGGGAATGGCACAGGTTCGAGTAGGTAGATAAATGCTTCAGTGCCCGTCTCCACGACCCTTTCTATCTGATACATCCGTCCCGAAACGTTGTCCCCGGCAACCCATCTCACCCTACCAGGAACCAACTCCTCTGGAGTATAAGGTGAAATGGAATCAACAGAGAAGACCCTATCCTTTTCAACGAATTCTACTCCAGGGTCTTGCACGTTCTTTGGGTACCACATAGCTGATACATCAACACCGCACCCAAGCTGGGAAGCCGACGGAGCCCCGAAGATGGCACGACAAGTCCTACTGTCAACGTGGCCTATATTCTGCTTTAGTCGCATGGCATAGGATAATAGTTCAGGAATGTAAACCGTATCACGTACAGTTCTCACTTCCCCGAGATCACCCGCATCAATAATTATTTCACCCATGCTGTGATCTTGGTAGTTAATTAGGAACATGGACCATTTAGCGTCGTCCAACTCCCCTCTCTTTACCATCTCAAGTGTGATACCGGGAATGTTTACGGATAAGAAGGCGTAACCCTCAGCATTGTCTACCCCAAAAGATGTATCCGAGGATGTTGCGGAAGTGTTGAACCCATTGATGGCACTATAATCAACACCGTTATAATTAACGTCTTTATCTAATGAAGTCATGCCAAAAGCACGACCGTCTTTTAGAGTGATCTTTAGAAGATTGCAAGTCGTTGTGACCGGCTCTTGCAGGTGAGCTTTTAACGCGTAAGGAACATTTCTCATGCTGACAAGTCCTCTTCTAGCTGGATTTCCACTGACACACTGTTCCAATCTTCTATAGTTGCTTCAAACTCATCGTCGGAAAAGAAAACTGGAATATCGAACGTCCCGCTCCAAGTGATGGTTGATCCTGGGGTGCCAGTGAAGGTCACCATACCTGTAGTTATGTCTAAGGTGGCAGTTATTAGCGTGCCGTCCTCATAAATCTTAACGTCAGAGTTAGGCTTCCTTATTGGGATGTCAACAGACTCCGTACCAAACACATGCGTTCTTTTTATCTGCAGAGTCTGAGATGTCCCATCGGCGGACCCGACGACTTCTCCATCAGCTTGATAGTCAAGAGGGTTTCTGAACCTGAAGCCATAGGCGGCGCCGCGTGTCGCATTAAACGTCTCAAGAAGAATACGCATGATACTCTCCTCCCGCTTATCAAAAGCACCACTGAACCGGTGAAGAGGCCTAGACCGCATCACATTTCTCCGGGTGATACCACTACGAAGCTCAATCTTCCTCGTCTTCCAGGTAGGCCCACCAGAGAATCCGTAGGAGAGAGGATCCAGCATCCGCTGCTCGATAAAGCTCATGAGCCGAACCTCGCTGTCGCCCGCCGCTGGGCTTGAGAAGCCCTGATGGCAATCTGTTTTTGAGTCCTCGTGTCCTTCCGATCCTGGAGCACGAAGTTGTTGGTGATGACCTGTCCACCCCTTTGAGTCTTGGTATGGTCAATGACCGTCTCCTGAGGGTGCATGATAGCAGGGAACCCACCCTTGCCGTCTATGCCCCCGGCACGCGCCCCCCAGCCAGTGAAGCCGCCACCGTCAAAAGCTATCCTGGACATGAAATCACTTCCAGCTGGCTGACTACCCCCTCCACCCGTGAAGCCCATTGCAGTTCCTGCCCATCCTAACGCATCCCCCAACCAGCCGCTGCCTTCACCGCCGCTAATTTCTCCGAACACATTGCCCATGATGTCCGCAGCCACCGCCTCGGCGACCATCCGTCTCAGGATGTCGCTGAACCCCTGAAGCATGCCCTGGATTCCGTTATCAAAGGGGTCGAAGAGGAAGTCAGCAAAGGCGCTTTGCATATTCTGGGCGGCTGACTTGGCAGCTTCATCCATGATGCTGACGGTTGTTTCGGTGGTATCGCCTGCGCTCTCAATTTCAAGGCCATACGTCTCGGCCGCGCTGGCGCTGTTGCGGTACTCCTGCTCAAGCCTGTGCAGCGACTCTTCGAGCCACTGAGTCGTTTCGTTCTCTCGCAGCGCGTAGGCGATGAGCTGGGCTTTCTCTTTGGCGTACTTTTTCTGCTGGGCCTGGATAGGGTAGAGCCGATTGAGCAGGCCGTCAGCAGCGGCGGCCTGGGCATCCATTTCATTGGTTAGCGCCTTGGCAGCCTTGGCGGCCTCGGTTGTACTGCCGGTGAGGATGTCGGTACTGCCGGTGAGGATGTCGGTGCTGCCCGCTGCATCCTTCGTTGTGCCGTTAAGCACTCCAAGCTGGTCCTTCAGCTCCTTAACTTTGCTCTTGGCACTGTCAAAGTCGCGGCCGATGTACTCAAGCTGCGCCTGCATATCGCTCTTGGTTGATCCGCCAAAGGTTTCGCCTTCGCCCAGTCTATCGATTACCTGCTGGGTGTTCCGGGACTGGTCTTCCAGGAATTGCATTTCGGCTGTGACGGAGGCGATAGCGCTGGTTAGCGCGGCTTTACCCATTTCGCCCATGCTGCCCGTCAGGGCGTCGATGCGCCGCTGGGTATTGGACGCCTGGTCGGCAACCAGTCCCAGCTCATCGCGGAAATAGTAGAGCGAGCCAGCAGCGATAATAGCAATGCCCAAGGGCCCACCCACTAGCGCCATGGCGCCAGAGAGCCCGCGAGCCGCTATACTTGCCCGGCCCATGGCCGCAGTGGCCAGGTTAGTTGCGGCAGTGTGGGCGCCGGCGGCAGTTGTGGCGCGGACACGAGCGACAGAGAGCTGGGTTAATGCGAAAGTGTGCGCCGCCGTGCCCCTCGTTGCGGCAACCTCAAGTCGCGTCGTGCTCAAGAGCGCCTTTGCCGATGCAAGCTCGGCGCCGGTGCGGCGGGTCACTGCGGTGGCTGCGGCGGCCTCGGCCTTGACATTGGTGATGGTTGCGGCTGTGTTCTTGACCATGGCCGCTGACGACGCCACAAGACCTGATGCTAACCGAGCGCCGTAAACCGTGGCTGCCAGCGCACCTGCCTGCGCCAGCGCACTCATGCCTGCGGCGAGAAACTCGATGGTTGATATCTGGTCTTCGGATAACGTGTTGGCTTTCGCAAATGCGGGCAGCATGTCGTTAAACACAGCGAGCACGCCGGACGCGGTGTCCACCACATCCTGGAAGCCGCCGGCAACACCCTCATCTTTGCCTAGGCGTATGGCCATTTCACTCAAGCCGGAATAGAGCGACGCAATCGATCCCGTAAGGCCGGAGCCGATGATCTTGGCCATACGGCCAGCCGCGCCCTCGGCGTCACCCAGCTCATCCGTAAACTCTCGAACGCGGTCTTTACCGCTAATCAGTATCTGTGCCGCAGCGCCCGCCTCGGAGCCGAATATCTCAAAGGCGTCAGCAGTCGATATGTTGGCGCGCTCAAGCGTCTCCAGGACGTTGGCCAGGCCGCGCGTCTCGATGTTCACGTCTGCGATCGTCAGGCCATACCCCGCCAGCGCCTTGGTTGCCTTCGGCGTGACCTTGGTGAGCTGGCGGATGACGCCCTGAAAGCCGGTGCCGGCGCGGCTTGCCTGAATGCCGGCGTCAGACATTGTACCGATGGCGGCGGCAGTCTCTTCGATGCTGATGCCGGCAGCGGCGGCTAGTGGCGCTGCCGTGGACAGCGCCTGCCCGAGCTGCGTGATATTGGTGTTCGACCCGGCAGCGGTTGCCGCAAGCACGTCATTGACGCGGGAAAGCTCAGCGACCTCAAGCTGCATGCCGCCCAGTACGTTCGAAGCAATATCGGCGGCCTGAGCCAAGCCCATCTGACCAGCAGCCGCCAGGTCCAATATCCCCGGCGTAGCAGACAGAACTTCGTTGACCTCAAACCCAGCCTGAGCCAAGAACCGTTGTGCATCGCCTGCCTGCTTAGCGCTAAAAACCGACGTGGCACCAAGCGTACGCGCCTGCTTCTCAAGGCTGGCCATCTGCTTTTCAGTGGCGCTGGACACGGCCTTCAGGCCAAGCATAGAGTCCTGAAATGCGGCAGTCTCGCTGATGATCTTCTTGAACCCCACGCCGGCGGCAGCGATAGTTACCAGCTTCAAGGCTCCAGCCAGCTTTCCCATTGCGGCTGTGGTGGACCTACCGCGACGCTCGACGCGATCTAGCTGCCCATCGAAGCGCCGCAGCGACCGTTCACCTGTGCGGCTGTCGACTGTCAGCTCTAACCTACTTTGAAACGGCATTATCTATTTCTCCACCAGTCCAGCCAAGTATCATCAAGTGTGGGGATGACCCCCACAACTTCATGAGGCTGAGCAGGAAGATTGAGTCTATCCACAAATTCCAAACAATCCAGGAGGGAAATGGGTAGAGGTTGTGCTTGAGTGTATGGCCTCTCCCGATTGACCATCCAAAATAAATAATTCCAAAACTGGGATCTATCATCCTCCTCAGGAGGGACAAACTCCTTCCTCAGAGATTTGAAAACAAGACCCATCTTCTGAGTTTTCCCACCGTGTTCTAAATAGAACTTTAGGAGGTCAGAGGCTTTTTTGCTTCTCGACTTACCTCATCCCGATCAAACCTATCCAGCTCATTGGCTTTGGAAAGCACGAACTCGATTAGGGGAGGATGCCCGTCAAGAGTCGCCGCTGCGGCCTCAATATCATAGAGGAGGGGCTCCCCGCAATCATCCACTACCTCCTTCCAATCCCGAAGAATTCCCTCCGCAATGGCCAAACAAAGTTTCTCTTGTTCCGCCTTGGCGGGGACAATCCCGCCGTCGTATTTCTTGGAATGCTCCTTATCCAATCTACGTTTGGCATCCAAGAATATGTGATTACCAGCCTTGGCTATCTTAAATTGACCACCTTGAAACTCTTCCCAAACCCCTTCTACGAACTTATCTGAGTCATACTGCTTCGCGTTAAATGACATCTTCTACTCCATTATGCCAAAGCCCGAACCACTTTAACCGGGGTGATTTTGGCTGTAAGGTTAAGGGTGACTTGGACAATATCGGTATTGCCTCCATCGGGGAGAGGACCATCCAGTTCGGCCTCGGGAACCTCGAAGGTGTAGGTGTTACCTGCGGAATCATTAAGGGGAAAAGAAAGCTTTACAGCTTCCCTGGTCATCATTTTTTTCCAGATAAGGTAGGAGTCATTCGCCCAAGCCAGGGTCACAGATCCAGTGATAATAGCTTGGGTGGCAATCAGATTACCTGGACCGAGCAATCCCAGACACCTTTGAGCTTGAAGGCTGTTATTGATGTCCAAACTCATAGCCGAAATACAGGCCTGACCAGTCATAACAACATCGTCAATCTCCACATCCCCTACGCTGGTCGCAGATCCCATAATCGTAGTAGTAGTCGGAATTACTACCGTTCCACCAGCGGTAGGATCAGTAACCCCGTCAGAGAACCCCATTCCCATGCAGGTAAAGGTTCCGTTGACCTTCCCCTCTTCGGGAATTGTCAGAGTGAACTGTGAAATATGAACACCGGTGAAGGTAGTCCATACATCTACATCTTTATACCCTTTAACCACCGAGAATGACTGGCGGGCTTCTCCAATCTCCAGAGTATCTTCTCCAACTGCCGGGGTATCCGACTGCCAAGTACCATAGAACGCGGCCGCCAAAAGTTCATCAAAAGTAGTAGCCGAGAACTCATAGTTGAGATCTCCACTGTAATCTTGAGAAGTGATGATGGAACCTGAGGCCATCCTATCGGGACGAATCTCGTTGGATTGTTCCGTCCCCACTTGGGGTGAAAGTGTATTGCCCGTCAGACGAAGCGTCTGCCAACTAGGGGCAGCTGGAGTCTCTCCAGGGGTTGTTTCGGGGGTGATGAATGTAACAATTCGAGCACCAGAACTCATGATCTTATACCTCTATATGGTCAATTATCGTCGTTATCCAGCTCGGAACGGCGTGCTCACGAGATACATGTACCAGCCGTCGGTGGGGCCCACTCTCTGAACACTGACTGCCTGCGTTTCAAGATCGCCATCTAAATAGTATTCCCAGTGTTCGGCCAGCGAGTCGGCGATTACGGCGGCAGGGCGGGAGCCGCTATGCTCAGGCGTGAAAACCTGGATGTCAATTATCCCCGTGCGGCGAA